GTCAATGCCGGTTTGAGTTTGATGTAGCGACACCAGCGCAAGCAATCAAAGCGTTGTGCGTCAACTTTCCAGGATTAGAGAAGTGGCTGATTGATAGCGAAAAAGACGGTGTTGGTTATCGCGTAGCGGTCAGCAAAGAAAAAGCGACTGAAGAAAATGTTGCTCCGCTTCTAATGCCTTTTAGCGACCGTGAGGTCTTCAGTATTACGCCTGTAGTTGCTGGTGCGGGCCGAGGATTTGGTCAAATTTTGGCTGGTGCTGCTTTGATAGCAGTCTCGTTGGCTGTTCCGGGGGCCGGTGTTGCTGGAACCAGTTTCCTCGCATCTGCAGGCGGTGCGGCTACTTTTGGCGCTGGTCTTGCAGCTGCAGCGGGCAGCCTTGGTGTCGCTTTAGTGCTTAGCGGTGTTGCTGAAGCTATATCCCCACAGCCTGACTTAGACAGCACGCTTGACGAGTCAGTGCAGCTGGAGTCGTTTACCTTCTCCAACGTCGTCAATACCAGTCGTCAGGGGATGCCCTGCCCAATAGCCTATGGACGGCTGTTCGTTGGTTCGGCAGTGCTGTCCAGCGGTCTTGACGTTGACCAGGTGCAGGCATGACACAGACCAAATACGTTGTTGGTGCTGGTGGTGGCGGCGGTAAAGGCGGTGGCGGCAGCAGGAGCACGCCAACCGAATCGGACGATACGCTCCAGTCAACACAGTTTGCCAACGTCCTTGACCTAATTAGTGAAGGCGAGATTGGGGGTCTTGATGACGGCAACAAGAGCATCTTTTTGGATGACACGCCTGTTCAGGCAGCTGACGGCACCAATAACTTTGAAGGCTTCACTATTGTTACGCGGGTTGGAACGCAAACCCAAACCCACCTTGCAGGACCGTTTAACGCAACGGAGCGAGAGACAGCAGTTGGCGTTGAGGCTACAAACAGCAGTTCTGTAACTCGAAGCATTACAGACACAACGGTTGATCGTTTGCGTGTCACGTTGACGATCCCATCGCTGCAGGTATTGGAAGACGATGGAGACATTGTTGGTCACAGCGTCCGCATTAAGATCCAGATCCAGTACAACGGCGGCGGATATAACGACGTCATTGACGACACGATCAGCGGCAAAAGCAGCAACCGTTATCAGCGTGATTATTTAGTCGATCTGACCGGCAGTTTCCCTGTTGATGTGCGGATGGTGCGTGTTAGTGCTGATGAAACAAGCACGAAACGAGCTAGCACCACAATTTTTCAAAGCTTCACCGAGATTATTGACGATAAGTTCCGTTATCCCAACTCAGCACTGGTTGGCCTGCGGTTTGACTCGCGTCAGTTCAACAGTATTCCATCCCGTAAATATCTGATTCGTGGAATCAAGGTCAAGATTCCAAGTAACGCGACGGTAGACACCACAACACATCTCGGAAGACTCACCTATTCCGGCATCTGGGACGGCACGTTTCAGGCTGCAACATGGACAAATGATCCAGCTTGGTGCCTATATGACCTCTTGATTTCTGAGAGGTACGGGGCAGGTGTGCCCGAATCAACGCTCGACAAGTACGACTTTTTTGCAATCAGTCAATACTGCAACGAGCTTGTCGATGATGGAGCGGGCGACCAAGAGCCGCGTTTCAGCCTCAACATGCTGATCAACAGCAGAGACGAGGTTTACAACGTCATCCAGCAGATGACGGCCATCTTCCGTGGCATCAGCTATTACGGCGCTGGAACGCTGCAGCTGCTGCAGGACAAGCCGTCTGATCCGCAATATCTGCTTAGCCCTAGCAACGTTGTTGACGGCCTTTTTCAGTATCAGGGCACGTCCCAGAAAGCACGCCACACCGTTGCTGTTGTGGCTTGGCAGTCATACGACACCCGTGGCGATATTGAATATGAATATGTTGAAGACCATGATGCGGTCGCCAAGTACGGCATCATCAAAAAGGACATTAAGGCCATTGGTTGTTACAGCCAAGGCCAAGCGCACCGCATCGGTAAGTGGACGCTGCTGTCCGAACAGAACCTGACTGAAACGATTCAGTTCAGCGTTGCGATTGATAGCGGCATCATCCTGCGACCTGGCATGGTCGTTGATATTGCTGATCCTGTTCGTGCTGGAAGGCGTCTTTCTGGTCGTGTCAAGACTGCAACCACAACAAAGATCGTTACAGACCATGCTGATGGCCTAGCCACCGCTCTGGCTGCTGCAAACAATCCAAAGCTGTCAGTCATCCTGCCGACCGGATTGGTTGAGCAAAAAGATGTGCCTGTTGGCGGCATCACGTTGGTGGGTGGCACGGAGACTGACTCCATTGGAAGGATTGACCTTGAGAACGACGTAGACGCCTTGTTGCTTGAAGACGGCGACAGGTTTTTGCAGCAAGGCACCACGATTCCCGACGGTGCAGAGATTGACGTTTCCAGCGCATTTAGCGAAGCGCCTGCTGCTGGATCGGTATTTCTGTTCCAAAACGACGAGATCCAGTCTCAACAGTTCCGCGTTGTATCTGTTGCTGAATCAGGAGAAGGGATTTATGGCGTCAGTGCTGTTGCGTATAACAGCACGATTTATGACGCGGTTGAATCTGACAATGAGCTGACCAACCGCGACATCAGCAACCTGTCGTTGATCCCCAACGCAGTTGACAGCATCAGCCTTGAAGAATTCTTGTATGAAGAAGGCAGCAGCGTGCATGTTGGCGCGTCGGTCAGCTGGAACCATGATCGTGTCAACGTCAGTGAGTTCCGCGTTCAATATCGGGTTGATAATGACAACTGGCAGGCTGTAGAAACATCTTCGCCTTCAGTGACTCTGCGAACACTGCGTGCAGGTCGTTTGTATGTCCAGATTCAGGCCAAAAACTCTTTAGGCAAAGGCAGCCAAATTACAGCCTCAAATTTCCAGCTAGATGGCAAAACTGCAGCGCCGGGCAATGTGACTGGCTTCAGCATGATTCCGGTCAACGGACAGGCACGCTTGACCTGGACGCAAGCCACTGACCTAGATGTCCGCGTCGGCGGCTATGTTCGGTTGCGCCATTCGCCTGATTTAAGCGGCGTTACATGGCCTAATTCAACCAGTATCTCTGAACAAATTGCAGGCTCTGCGACTGAAGCGTATGCCGACCTTAAGCCTGGAACGTACAGCGCCAAATTTGTTGATTCTGGTGGCCGCGAAAGCCTGACCGCTGCACTTATTGAATTTACGAAACCCGATCTTGAAAGCGTTGAAGTTGTTGGTGCGTTGGGTTCTACAGAAGACCCATCGTTTACAGGCACCAAAACTAATTTGGTGGTTGACACCGTAAATAATGAGCTAGAGCTTGGGACTACAGGCAATGAGCTAAGCGCACTTGGTGATTTTGACCTTGAAGACGGCAATGCGTTGTTATTGGAAGACGGCGATACTTACGAACTGCAAGGAGACAGCGAATTGCACACGTCTGGAACGTATGTCTTCAACGGCGGCAACACGTTCACGTTGAGCGATGTCTTCAGCCTCAAGCTAGACAGCACGTTGCGGGCTCGTAGCTTCTTCCCGTATGGGGAACGCATCGACGATGAGCCTGATTTTGACGCAATCACTGAGTTTGACGGCACCGCACCAAACACCTGTGATGTTGAGCTGTATATCCGCACCACGCAAGACGACCCAGCAGGTTCTCCAACGTTTACGAGCTGGCGTCGATTTAACAATGCACAGTTCAAGGCTCGCGGCTACCAGGTGAAGGCAGAGTTCAGTACTGGCGGTCCGCAAGAACAGATTGCTGTTGACCAGTTGCGCGTTCAAGCTGCAATGCCGAGACGGTCAGTGACTGGATCGGTGACGACCAGCACCAGCGCAGACGTGTCAGTGACTTATGGCACCAACAACAAGTTTTATGTGACGCCAGCTGTAGGCATCACCTTTAACGCTCAAAGCTCAAACGAACACTATGAGGTGACCAACAGCACAGCTACCGGGTTTGATCTTTCGGTTTACCATGGGACTAACCAGCGCGTGGCACGCGACGTGACCTGGACCGCTACTGGCTACGGAATCGGCTGATGTCCTTTGTAAACGAGACAAAATCCACTCCGATCCAGAATGACACTGGAGCGAATGTCCGG